TGTATATCACAATTGTTTTTTAAATCTGATTCAATATACTTAACTAAAAAAGGATATTTTTCTCTGTCTTTTCCCATTTTTGATAAAATCTCTTTGTCTATCTTTTCGTATAAAGTTTTCATAATGTTTTAATAATTTCAAATATTACATACACAACTACGAAAATTATCAGTCCGATTATAGATATTCCGAAACCTTTGTATGATTTTTCTACCTGGTCTTTTCTTTTTCCCTGCCAGTGATCAGCGTGAAATTCTTTCTCTTTCATTTGTATTTGATTTTATAAGTTCTTGTAATAGTTTTATTTGTTCTTCTTGAATTTTGACAGTATTTGTTTTAATTTCCAACTTATCAATAAGTTCAATATATTGCCAAAAAGCATTGTTAAGTTCTTCGTTTATTTCTTCAAGTTCTTTTTCGCGTGTCTCTTTTTCGGCAATTTCCCTGAATAGAAAAAATCCTAAAACGAGTATAACCACAATTAATGCGATAATTATAATTGTTTCCATAAGTATTTAATTTTAAAAATTGGCCGACCGGAGCCGGCCAACTTACTTGATTTATGTGAAATCGCCTGATATGGTAGTCAGTATTTACACTTCCTCAACCTTAAGAAAATATTTTCTACTCTTCGATTAAAAAATCAGATATATCTGGATATTTTGGCCAATTGGTAATAATTCCATTTTTATTTATGATTAATTCAATATAATCTCCATATTCTCCAGGAATTAATTTGTTTGGCACATAATCTTCTTCAATGATGAACAGAATTTTCATATCTTCATTGAGGAGATAATACGATCCTTCATCGCACACTTTCATATACATTTCGCCAGCTTCATTATCAGGCCAATCAATGATTTTACCTGTGTCAACTTCTATTAATGCTTCCCATGTATTACCGTCCCGTAATGGGAAGTTGTAAGGAATATCTTCATCTCCATAAATCACCGGAACATTAACTTTCACATACTTGATGTTTACTTTTTTTTCAACTTTAATTATTGTTTCCATATAGTTTAATTTTCAATTTTTATTTTAATTTTAAAACGATGCAATTAACACAATGTGTGCACACATTCATTAATACTATCCACAATCACCTACATCGTTTTTTTTGTGGCACGGGCAGGATTCGAACCTGCACAACTGTAAAGCGCGTTGTTATCTCTTTCGTTCTTTCAGCGAACTGCACCTTAGCGTCTTCCATTTCGCCACCGTGCCGTTTAAAAGGGAGCCGGTATGGTCGCCGAATTTACTCCCTCATACTATTCATTTTTTGATTTATCTCCGTGTATCAATACGGATAGAGAATGAAGTCCTTCTTCATTGCATCTATACAGAAGTATGTTTCTTTGTTCAATTGAATAATCTGCTGATAATTTGTAGCCGGGCAGGGAATTGCACCCCACTATCCGGGAAAGACTTTAAAATATCCCGTCCGGCTAAGGTAGCCTAAACTACCGGGCATATCCTACTTTTAGGACTGGCCTAATTTCAGATACATGCAATAAAATTAATGTTTAACAATTAGAACGCCGGTTTATACTTATCCGTGAAGTTTTGTTACAACAACAATGTCGCCTGAAATTGTTGTTGTAAATGAAAGCCCTTGCCTACGGAGCCTTTGAATAGTTTGCACAACACTATCGTATCTTTTCAAAGGATATTCCGTTGATTCTCCGCTTTCAAGTTCTCTCAATATCGGTGCTATTTTTTTCATTCCTCTTTCTTTTGATTCCAAAGTAAAGGTAAATTAATTAATTAAACAAATAAAATATAAATAAATACTTAATTTTGTAACAATTGTTACATTTTCCGATAATCAGGACAAGTATTTATTTTTTTTGATTCAAAATGTATCTTCCAACTACACTTCTTTTCTTTTCGGCAGGTAGAACATTTTTTCATAATTTTTCATTTTGCGTGAATGCTAATTACACATATAAACAAGTTATAAAACGTGCCTAAACAAAATTGCAAGAAAAGAACTAAGGAGAAGACACGTTTTATAACATGATATAAACTGCATTGCTGTTCAGTATTTCAATTTAACGTTGTGCGGATGCGAGGAATAAAAAAGCCCTCCGCGCTAAGGTTTTACAAAAGCCTTTATGAAATTCTCTAAAGGTTGTTCCCATTTTTTAGGTAGTTCTTGCGCTCCATTCACTGCCTTTATCAAAGTAGAATCCGGCATATTAAGTTGTCGCTCAATACCTCGGATGCTGAGCGACTCTTTGTTTTTGCGTAACCAGTCAATCATAACTTTGGAGTAATTAATGGTTGCCATTTAACAATATTTTGAACTTCCCAACCCTTCCCAAGTATATTGTTAAAGGTTGGTTTTTTCCTAAAAATCGACCATTTAGAGTAAGTGCATAAATACAAATTATTTTCCTTATCTAAACACCAACATATTTGCCCTATTGGTGGCATTTTATCACTGCATTTTATCCATTCTTTAATAAATACTTTTCTGACAAAATGAATAACGTCTTCTTTTTCATCATTGGAATTCCACCGAACAAATTTTTCTAACCTATATTCACATGTTTCAGTTTTCATATTCTAAAAGGATTATCGCTAAATTGAGCAGATGTTAATTGTGTCTTTTTGTTTTCAATACTTGCAAGCAAGTTAGTGGTATCAAGTCTGTATTTTCCGGGAGCAATAATATTTAACAGATGCATAAATCTTTCAATATACGCTTTCCCTTCGTACCTTTTTTCAACCTGTATTTCGATGTATTTTTTCATTTTGTTTTTAATTATATCAAAATTTACGGATAATATATTTAATATCCAAATATTAAGATAAGATATTTCCTTCCCTTAGCTTTTTTATTTCAACAACTAATCAAAGTCAGTGCAAGTTTTACGCAACGACAGATTGTACCCGTCCGTTATAAAACAGCTTAATGCAGTGGTTAACCCTTAGTTTCATTTAACTCGCAGTCAGTAGAAAGTTAGCGAGCCACTGCATTTTTAAAGCCGTTTCATAATAATGTACATAAACAAGTTATAAAACAGTTCGCACTATTTCTTTCCCGCAGATACATTCCATATATCCATTTGTATCAATAATTACTACTTGCGGATATTTACAAGTACAAACATCATGCGAAGTTGATGCTGCGCTCTCGTTTGAACTTTCATGCTCATGCTCTCTCAAAATTTCGTCCCTAAATTCGTTCATCAACAATTCAATGTCAATTATTTCACCGTCTAATTTGCCATCTGTGAGATGGCATGCTACAACTTTTGTTATTTCAATTCCTTTTCGCTCAAAAAATGTTCTTGAATCCATCGCTACGTTATTTAAAGTTATTTACTCGTTTCATTATTTGTGCATATTTCAAAGCAGCACATAACATTACATTTACCGTTAAGGCACATTTAAGAACGTGCATTCCACTTAGCTAAAATGCCTTTATGGTCAAAAGCAATCACGCAATTAATTCCAACCCTATTATGTTCTGGATATTTAGTTCTTGTTCCATCTTCTTCTATTATTTCAAGTGCATAAGCCTCATATTCTAATCCTCTTAAATCTTCTGGCAACTCATTACGTTTGTAAATAACTTGTGCGCTACCAAAATTAATTCCACACACATCACATCCCAAATAAGCGGTAGATGCGTTATAATAACCAAAAGGCATTTTATTTCCGCAAAATGGACATGGTTTAATATCTGACAATTCAGATAAAAAACGCGCATTAACACTATGTATAGTGCATGGCTGCTCTGTTTTTAAAAGTTCATTTTTCATATCAAAGTTTTTAAGTATATGTAAATTTGTGCCTTCAACGCTCAAAACTAAACGCTAACATCAATTTTTTTATCGCCGACAACTTCACTATTTAATTCTTCGTTTAGAATATACTTGCAATCAAATAACGTATCTCTATGATATTCGAAATTTTCATCTTTCACTGGCATATTTTTACCAACATATTCCAAAAATTCTAATATCTTTCCTGCATCTTCTTTTTTCATGTCAATTATTTTTTTCATCGTTAAACATCCAGAAAAACAGTACTGTCGTTAAAACGACAAAAAAGCACCCCAAAACAAGTGCCGTGAAGTTGTAATAATTAACTCCGATGCTTCCGAGCGTTACGGTAGTCGCAAAACTGATAAATGTTAAAATTGGTTTCATTTCGTTTGTTTTTTTGGTTCTAAATATTCATCTATAATCGTATTTGTAATTTTAGTTGCTGCAATTAAAGGCCATTCAATATCTTTGTGTTTGCGGTATTCGTTTTTAATCCTGTTTTCAATCAGTGTTATTAGTTTATATCTTTCAATCCGTTCCATTTTTAATGATTTTCACTTTTTAGAATCTATCTAACTTGATAAGAATTACATTTTACACTATACAACCAACCATTCCAAACAAATAAATTAGGTAAATCTAAATTTTGCCCGAAAAAAGGTGTAATTTTTTTAATTTCCCGTTTTACTTTCAGATAGTTTTGAGAAACTAAAAATTTGATTGTAGTGTAAAGTTCTCCGACTGAGCAATTAAAAAGTTCAGCAAATGACTTAATACTTTGTCTGTAATTAAATTCTTTCTCATCTACCTTCAAAACGTTATACCTTTTAGCTAATCTTTTCGCTAATCGGTATTGTTTTGCGTTTTTCGGGTTATCAAGTTTTTTAATGATAAAAAGTTTTTGATTATAGACGTATTCAGCCTGCTTAGTTTTCCTTTTTAGGATTGCCAGTCGGACAAAATGTGTATATTCTTTAAATGTTTTTGATTTGTGTTTTCTTATTGAAATGTAGGGTTTATTTTCATCGTATAGTTTCCTTATTACAAGATTGTTGTCTTTTATGTGTGCCAGGTCGTGTTTTATAAGGTCGTTAACGTATTTTTTAACAGTTGAATGATGAAAATTAAATCCACGTTCTTTTAATTTTTGTTGCAAAGAATAAGGATTGTAATTCTTTACAACTGAAGAAACATAAGTATCTTTAATCAATAGCGCAAATGCTAATGTGTTTCTGTCTATTGTTTTAATATGTCTTATATCTACTTTCATAATAAATTAAAAAACCTCCCCAAAATTAATCGAGAAGGTTTAATAAGATATGAGTAGGCCAGTGCCGCTGCACCGGATTCAATTTTCACCAAAATATTTTCTTTTCCTAAACTCATATCAGTAGCAAAAATAGAACTTATTTTTTACAAACCAAAATTATTTTCATTAATGTTTGTCTCCGTATAATTTAAACCATTCATCTTCTGTTGTAAATACATTACAACTATGTTTATAAATATTTTTAATCTTACCGCCGTTTAAGCTACAATAATCAATTTTTGAATCAGCTCTATAAAGATGGTAGCATTTATTGCAATTACCTTTTTTTGATGCTGTATTATATTTTTTAAATAGCCATTTAGCTCCATCTCTGAAATATCTGGCATGGTCATGGTCTAAAGGAATACCTATCCTATTAAGTTCATCTTCAATTTCTTTGTCAATAATTATATCTCCTGTATTCATCTTATTTATTTTTTTATAGTTAAAATTATTTTAAGCTCATTCATTATTTTTTCTACTTTGTAAAGTGGCAATGGCCGCTTCCCATGAATGAAGTTACTCAATTCCGGCATGTCTATCCCGGTATTCTCAGAAATTTCTTTCTTTTTTATACCATTTTTTATAATAGCATTACGTATATATTCACTATGGTATGTTTTCATTTTACCCACCTTTCTATTTTATAATTTTTATATTATTCTAATAACTGGTTCCAATTCAATATGACCATTTTCAAATAATTCTGTAAATTCTTCATCTGTTAAGGAATTTACATCAAACCCTGAAGTATTTCTTTCCCAATGTTCATCTATTTCATGTAGTTTAATCCATTCCGGGTTAAACTGTTCTGTTACGCTACAACCATTTTCATCGGTTGTATTATTACTAATTTGGAAACCAATATGCAATCTGGCTTCCAACCATTTTTCGTTTAATAATTCATTCCTGTTTTTCATTTTATTTATTTTTTTTGGTTAAGACCGGGCTTCCCCGGTTTCGAGTATTTAACTCTCATCAGTTAACCTTTATACATTTCTCTCAATTCATTCCAACTTTTACCAGAAAGATATTTTGCATTTAAAACATGTTCCGGCGCTGGGTGTGATTCTTTTTTGAAAAATTCAGTTAAAATTTGGCCACCGTCCATATTTGTAAATTTTTCATTCTGCCTTTCCATTTCTTCTTCCTTATCTTTTTTATCCTGTTCTATTTTCAAATCATAAGGAGTTTTAATTTTAAAAAAATCAGAACGTATTTTTTTTGCCTGTTTTCCATGTTCAATTAAAATTGAATATAATTCAGGAGAAATAATTTTACTCCATGAAAAATAACCTTTCTGGCGACGTGAAGAAATTTCATCCATATGAGGTTCAGGAATCCAGAATGAATTTAATAATGATTCATACGAATATTCTTCTCTTTTATGTCCATGTCCTTTCAATGGATTTTCTGGGAAATAAGGTAGTTTTTTAATTTTGTCTTGAGTCCGTGAATGAAGATTTTTTAACCGCCTGTTTACGGACATTAGAATTTTTCTTTCTTTTTCAAAACCCTGTTCTTTCATAGCTTTTAAGAGTTGTTCAGTAGTTTCGATTTTAGAACGTCCTTTTAATTCAAATCTTTGAGCCTGTTTTTTTACTTCTTTTTTTGTTCCAAATAGAGTTTTCATAATTTTTTAATTTTGATGATTAATAACATAATTTTTTATAAATCAGTTCTTTACAATTGTTTTTTACGTTTTTTATTGTTAAATTAGTGAAACAAACCGGCCGGATATTTGGCCGGTTAGTTCTTTGAAATGTTTATTAAATTTCATTATAAAGTGAATTAATATAAAGATCGTAACATTCAGAAATATATTCAAGTGAAATGCTATATTTTGTTGCAAATTCACTTTTTAGTCTGCTCATTTCTGAGGTTAATGTAACATTTAAAATTATTTTTTTCATTGTAATTGATTTTTAAATTGCTTCGTAATCCATTACTCATTTGAGCTATTTACAGGAGAATAGCTCAAATAATTCATCAATTTTCTCATCTTCATATGTTCCAAGAAAATCACGAATTGTTTGTTCAAGATATTCTTCATCTTCGTGATTTTCTTGATATTGCTCACAATTGTATTCATAAGCTTCGTTAATTTCTTCGTAGTTTTCAATGTTTTCTTTTGCGTCAGCTACGATTGCGTTGATTTTTTTAATTTTTGTTTTCATAATTTTAAAATTTTACAGATTTAATAACATAATTTTTTATAAATAAGTCCTTTATGCTTGTTTTTTACGTTAATTTTTTACAAATCAGTTTGTTATATTAGTTTTTATTGTTAAATTAGTGGAACAAACCAGCCGGATATTTGGCCGGTTAGTTCTTTGAAATGTTTATTAAATTTCATTATAAAGTGAATTAATATAGAGATCGTAACATTCAGTAATGTATTCAAGTGAAATGCTATATTTTGTTGCAAATTCACTTTTTAGTCTGCTCATTTCTGAGGTTAATGTAACATTTAAAATTCTGTTTTTCTGAAAAAACTTACAAAATTTTTCACCTTCTGAAATTTTATTGATATCCATTGTTTTATTTTTTTTTAAGTTAAATAATAAGGGATCAGTTTATTTACTGCTCCCGGTGGATTAAATATCAACAGAATTAAGATTGTATTTTTTAATCCTGTTTAAATACTGTCTTTTTGTAAGACTTTCTGAAATACCATTTACTTTCATCCAGTAATAAGTATCTCCGTTAACATCTTCATGCCAAATTTCGCATTTCTGATTTTTGCCGTTCCAAAAAAATTGTGAAGTTTCCATGATAATTATTTTTAAAATTAAAATTCAGTTTGTTTAATCCCGCAAATTAGCGGGACTGGTCGCAATTTACGGACTGCCAACCGGTGAATTTAAGTTAATTGGATTGTCATTTCTTTTTCTTCGCTATCCATCAAAACAAGGATAACATTCCCGGATTCAGTTATAAAAACATGATCGTATTTAAATCCGGTTTCTTTAGGATGAAATAAATGTACATTACAGTCGAGTGTGTACATTGCATAACTAGATGAACTTGTGTAGGGCAGTCCGAGTAAATTTTCAAGGTTTTCAAAAATACCCGAAGGGATAACAGTTTCTCCTCTGTGATTTTTAAACACTTTGCCGGAAAAATAATTTAAAATTGCTGAATTTACAGCGTTAAAATCTTTTTCGTTCCATTCATTTTTTGCTTTCATAATATTTTTTTAAAGGTGAATAAATAAATTTTGTAGGCTGCCTGGAATCGAACCAGGTTAAACCATTCAGCCTGCCTAAAAAATTAAAGTTCAGTATTATAATTTTTAAAAGTTAATAAATTTGTGGCCTGTTAACGAATTGAACGTTAATAAATCAAACCTGACAGGCCCGGAGAGAATTTAAAATGTTGGATATTTGTAAATTAAATCAATTAGTGTAAATGGATTTTTAGTAAATTGTCTAATTGTTTCGTATTCTCCGCTATCGGGAGTAAATTGATAACATTTTAATCCATCGTTTTCCATCTTTGAAAGTTGGTTTAATTCCTGCTCTAAAGTATAAACACTTTCAGATCCTTTCGTGTTATGAAATTTAATAGCCTCATTCATTAAAAACTCATAGCTCAACTGTTTAAATTCACCGAGCGCCAAAATTAAACTCAGTTTGTCGGATTGCGTTACGTATTTTTTACCCATGATAATAAAATTTAAAGTTAATTTGCACCCGGACAAAATCCGATTTTTACATTTAGCTAACTAAATTAATCCGGGTAAAAAGTGAAAAGGGGAAATAACCAAACTTTTATGGATGAACGGTCTAACCGTTTTTTTTGTGCATTTTTTCGGACTCGGTTTATTTAGGAACCTATCCAGTCGCCGGAATGCCTCCGGCCTCCGCGCATCCACCTACAAGGCTGCCTTTCGTTGCGCTGGTATTTTTGCTCAGACTCCAGCAAACTGCCCGGCCTAAACCGGCGGGTGTTATCCCTATGTTCGTACCACTAATATACAACCAATTGGAAAACCCACCAAATCTTATTGTTAAGTAGAGCAAATTATTTTAATAAAAATATCTATCGTATTAAAATTAATATAGATTAAAACTATATTGTAGTTATAAAGAAAATTTATTATCTTTGTAATTAGATAGGTAAACAAAACATATTGTTAAATGAATGCAACAGAAATTAAAAGAGTTAACAGGCAATTAAAAGTACTTGAGTACCTCGAAATAGTAAGGGCACAATTGAAATCAATCAAAAGAACAGGAACGAAAATAATATATCTAAATTAAAACGCCATGCAAACAAAACCATATAAATTCACACCGGAACAATTCCAAAAAAAAATAAATGAATACTTTCAATATTTAAAAGACAATCCTTTCAAAAAATATGACGTTGTAAAAACAGGTCAAGACGCTGGGAAGGAATTAGAAATAAAAATAGATAGGATGCCTTCAGTGCAAGGACTATGCTCGTTTCTTGAAATAGATTATCAAACATTCTTCAACTATTTGAAGCCAGAATTTGAGCAAAAAAACAAACAGATTTTCGATATTGCCACACGCGCAAAGGTAAAAATTGAGTCAGCACAAATAGAAGGGGCGGGTGCTGGATTGTACCAACCAATGATTGTGAGCAGGTTGAACCATTTGAAAGATGAGGTTGAAACGACATCGGCAAACATAGATGCCACCGGAAAATCCAAGGAAGAAATCCGGGCGGCTATTCAGGCTATCGAAGCAGCAAGGAAGAAGTAAGTTTCTATTTTCATTTTAGTATAGTTTTGAGGCCGGTTAATTAGTTTAACCGGTTTCTTTTTGTCAACTAATAATCAATCAATTCATTACAGTCATATTGAGTGCTGATTCATTGATAATTTATTCACAAAACTTTCATATTTAAACTAACATGCAGAAAGTGGTTGTATTCAGCCGGTGAAAGAACCTGCCTAATTTATTGAATACCAACATGGTAACAATCTGTAAGCAAATGACGATGCCGAAAATCTAACTGCCAAACTGTCAAACGTTTACAGATAGCCTGAATTCGATGTTTAAGGGACTTTCATAATGGCCGGTACTCATGTAAGGATTGGAATTTAATTATTGGAGATTCAGTTTATTGGTGCAATGAGTGTGGTTAGTCATCTGAAACTCAATGAAATATGCCTATACTATTTAACACAATATCAATTATAAGACAAACTAACAATTTGTAAGTTGTATCGAATTGAATGGATGATTCTATTTATCTTCAATTATTTTCATGGCTTCGTGGAAATGGTGGCAATAATATTAATGGAATTGTTAGTGCGCGGAATGTGTTCAGAATTATTTTCAATACACCCCCCCCCAACAGGGAGCGCGGAAGCCTTTGACCCTAATCCCCAAAATTTTCACAAAATCAGAAATATCTTTCCTTTGATTTAACGGGTTTAATTGCTTTTGTAGCACTATGTATACTTTTAATAAAGAAAGTATCTTAGATTCGATATATTATGGCATAAAAAAAGGATAACCGATTAAGATTATCCTTCTTGCTGTTTTAAAAAGTGGGAGATACTGAAAAAATTCAGTTGTATTTATGTTATGCTTCATTGCGCCTGAAATTTTATACCATAATTTGAACTTTCCGTCAGGCGCAACGAAAAGCATAACATGCGGTATAAAAAATAGCTGGGTTTCAGCACTTAATGAACGCCGGTGCAAGGTTTTAAAAATTTTCCCGCCCGCCTCTGTTTTTTCAAAACAGTAAAGTTTTCTTTTGCTCAACTGTACATATAGTGTCATTGTGTTGTCCACCGTGAGCAACGTTTAATATTTCAATTATTTCAAAGCCTTTTGTTTTACCAATCCCGTTAGAGTTCCAGCCAAATGAAAGAACTATTCCACCGGGTTTAGTAATTCTGGCAATTTCTTTTTTAAGGTTTCCCCAAAAGCTGGCTTGTGTTGTCTGCATATTTACAGTTTTACCCAACTTTTTGTAACATTCACTTACTTGTCGTGGGCTGTAAGGCGGGTCATATAAAACAAAATCAATACTGTTATCATCAAATGTTTTCAGAAAGTCCAGTGCATCCATGTTATGAGTAGTTCCATGCTCCGGGTCTAAATCATTCGTTATTTTAGCAATCCGGTTGCTGTTTGCAAATGGGTCGATACTCACATAGCTTTCTTTGTAATACTTATAAATTAGCCGCTTTATACATCTGATGTCAAATGTATTAGAGTTTGGCATTTCCCATATTCGATTCATAATCATTCAAATCCCTCCCTAAAAATTTTTAAAACCGGAAAGTTAGTACATTTAATCAAAGTCGTTAGTTTGCGCCGCTACTTTTCATACCGCTGTCCGTTATAGGGAATCTTCTTATTAGTTCTTGCATTGTGAATATCACAGGTATTCCGAGTTCGTTTGCAGTTTGGATTTCATTGAGTGTACCTTTGGATTCAATCCAGTTTGTCATTCCTTTGATATTTGGAACGATATACACAACGTCTGATACTTTCAACCATTCCATTGAGTAATTAAGGAATTGTTCGATAGTAAATTCGTTTTCCGGGAATTTTAATATAAAATCTTTATCAAACCACGGACAGAATGGAGCATATCCGAGTTGAAATAATTTTGCTGCTTCTTTTTCTCCACGTCCTATATTTTTAAGAACATCTATAATATTGTCTGCTGAATATGCACCGGCTATATAAACTTTAATCATTTTCCTTGAGTTACAATGTCAATTGCTAATCCTATTTCAGTTGGGGAATAATTTAATTTATCAATTTCTCCCCTACGCCATTGGTTGTATTGTTCGAGTATTTTTATTGCTTCATCTGCGTTATTATCGGCATATTTTTTAAATTCTTTAATTATTTTCTCCTCTAATGTTTTTTTAAAGTTATCCGTAAATATATCTTCTTGTTTTATTTGCGAATATTTTGGTTTAATTATTGATTTGATTTCTTCTTCGTGCATATTCCACCATTCTTCAAAACTTGTTATTAGCAGCTCGGATGTTTTAATATTTCTGCATCTTGATTCATAGAAACATACTCTAAACCAATCTTTTAATTCTAATTGTGTTTTGAATTTGGGAATGTTTTTAAAATCTTCTTTATATTCTTCCATTTCAGTAGTTTTAAATAATTATTTTAGATATTACGTCAAGTAATATTGGTTTTTGTGTTCCATCTGGATATTGATGAATATCTTGTAATATTTCAATGTCAATGTAACAATTGCCAACTTTCCCAATAAATTCACTAACAGATTCTCTGATTTTTTCTTCCAGTATTTCCTGTTCTTTTCTTATTTCTTCCGTTGATTTCATTTCAGTAGTTTTAAAATTCAATGCTAAAGTACTAAAATAAACTGACCTAATCAATGTTTGTTTTATAGATTTATTCTAATTAAATTTGTAAGATATAGATAAAATTTATGGATTTACTTACTGAATTTTACGTCGAGGCTTATAAGAAAGGAATGTATCAGGATATTCCAATAGGTCAAAGCCCGGAAGGGGAAAACTACTATTTAACCACAAAACAAATACGTGCCTTAATGTTACTAAAAGACGCAACTACATTATTTACAGGGTACGGTGGAAGCGCAAGAAGTGGAAAGTCCATTTTAGAATGTTTCTGGATAACGTTTGAATGTTTGGCATATCCTGGAGTTGCTTATGGACTTGCAAGAAAGGAATTAACTGTTCTTAAAATTACTGTTCTCATAACACTTTTTAATGTTTTTGCATTTTATCGACTTGAAAAGGATAAAGATTACAAATATTACGAACAAGGGAAGTTAATAAAATTCACAAATGGAAGTAAAATATACCTTGTTGATATGGCCTATCAGCCTTCTGACCCACTTTATACAAGATTTGGTGGATTAGAATTAACAGGTGCAGCAGTCGATGAAAGCAATGAATCACATGTTGATGCTATTGGAACACTATTTTCGAGATGTGGTTGGCGCAAAAATGAAGAATATGGTATTAAGAAGAAAATGCTGGAAACATTCAACCCGGATAAAGGCCATGTTTATAAGAGATTTTATGTTCCATACAGGGATGAGACAGAAACAGACTACCGTAAATTTATACCTGCATTACCTTCGGATAATCCTCACCCTGCAATTAAAGAATGGATTGAAGGTGTAATAAAAGAAAACGACAAAACAAGAATTCAACGTTTGGTTCATGGCAACTTCGATTATGACGATAATCCTGATATGCTTGTAGATTATGATGCTATAAATGATTTATTTGCCAATGATAAGGTAAAACCATCACATGATAAATATATAAGCGCTGATTTGGCAATGTCAGGTAGGGATAGGTTTGTAGCAGTCCTATGGCGTGGAAATGTAGCTGAATTTACTATTGATAAAACTAAAGCCACCGGAAAAATGATTGAAAAAGACCTTAAAAAGTTAATTCAATCAAAAGGGGTTTATAATTCAAAAGTTGTAAGCGATGCAGATGGTTTGGGGAACTATCTTGAAAGCTATATTAAGAATATAAAACCATTCAGGGGAAACAAGAGAGCGACAAAAAGTCGTGAATTTGATAATATTAAGTCAGAATGTGCATGGAAACTGGCAGAAATGATAAATAAGCGTGAAATAAAAGTTATTTGCACAGATAAGCAGGAAGAAGCGTTAAAACAGGAATTAAGTGTTTGCTTGAGGAGGGACAATGCAGATTTAGATGATCAGAAGAAAAAATTAATCAAAAAACCACAAATGAAACAAGAATTAGGACGTTCTCCTGACTATTTCGATGTGCTGTTAATGAAAATGGTATTTCATCTTAAAAAATATTCCAGTAAAAAGTTAAAAGTAAAAATTAATAGATAAAATTTATAACAGATTTGTATTTCTTAAATAAAATCTATATTTTTGTTTTTGGTAAAGACACCTTTTTTGCTTAAATATTATTAATGAGCAAGGAATTTATTGAAAATCAGTATAATAAGAATTATTTGCAAAAAGCATTTAAGCAAGAGAAGCAACTTGCTTATTTTACTATGTCAGATATGCAGGAGAATTATCTCACTACTGAATATCTAAATACATGGGCTGAAAGAAAATACCAAACACACGATTATTTCTTGAATTTTGTTAAATCTGTTTTTAAAACTGATAATTTTCTTTCTTTCTTCCGGTATCTTCGTAAACCATTACCTTCATCAAAACTCATTAATAATAAAATCGCGCCACAACTAAGAAGGGTATTTAACGCTGAAAACAGTGAATTCAAATACATAGTCGATGGCGCAGAAGATGTTGATTTTTATAAATTATTAAATATTAAAGAATTTGAACAGGAATTATTCGGAAGGATGCTTTTTAAACATAATTCTTTGGTAGTTTCAGATATGGTTGAGGGTAATCCCTACAGGTACTTCATAGATATTTCAGATGTTAAGTCGATAGAAAAAACCTATGATGGAAAAATTAAAGCAGTGGCATTTAAAGGTTCTATTGAAGGAATTGATGAAGATGGTTATATTTATATAGACAATAAAAAATACTCATTTTTTGATAAGGAATATAATGAAATAAATGTTGTCGAACATAATTTAGGAAGGTGTCCTGTTCATTTCATAAGTCCTAAAATAATTGGCGAAGGTTGGGTTGTTCGTGAATCAATATTTACTTACATACGAGAAGAACTTGAAGAATATACATTCTTGAAAACGCTTCAAAAGATGACTGAACCTAATGGAGCAATTCCTATTGTTACCCAGTTAGATATTGAAATAGAAGATTCAAAAGATATTGATGGTAACGAAGATGAACCTTCATCGAATGATATGATGAGTTCTCAACGTGCTGAAATTCAAAGTACAAATCCGCAGAGTGGAGATTCGTTGTTACAGGCAGGCTCTATATTCAAAGTTCCTGTTATCGACAAAGAAGATGGTTCTATTGATATTGAAACAGTTAAGAATCTTATAAATTTTCATTATTTGCCAGTTGAGGCAATGAAATATCTACAGGAACGTATAAAAGAGATTGAACATTCAATAATTTATACAATAGTAGGTGGAATTATAGACGGGTTAAAAGAAGGTAGTAAAAATGAATTACAAGTAGAAGAATCATTATCTGTTTTACAAAATACATTAATCTATTTCGCTGATTCATTTAATTACATTCGGAAGTTGTCTGATTATGACATGCTTCGTTTGAAATATGGAGATAGGGTAAGAGAAATTTCAATATTTTATGGTTCTGACTTTTTCTTAGATACAGAATCAATGCTTTACAATAATCTCGAACGTTCTAAAAATCCTATTGAACGTAAAAGTATTTTAATTCGTATAAATGAGAATCGTTATCGTGGAAATGAAAGTAAATTAAACCGACAAAAAATATTATACGATATTATACCATATATTTCAGATCAGGAATTTGAAATAGCATTAAATGCCGGAAGGGTTTCAAATGAAACATTCGAGCTTCAAACAAGATTTAATTATTGGATAAGTCAATTTGAGGCTTTATATGGGGATATTGTTTCATTTTACCAAATGTTTGATGCGGAAAATGCACAAAGATTAGCTACAATAAATAACTTATTAACAGATATTATAAATAATAAAATCGTAGAGACATGATTACAGTAGTAGTAGAAACACAAAGAGTTTACAGTCATGGCAATGATGGAATGCCCAAAGTTGAAAAAATTCAACAGAAATTTCAGGATGGTGCAAATTTCGATAAGTTTTTAAAATATCTTCCATTACAAGGGTATTTAAATGATAAACTAAGAATTGTTAAAGTTGTTGAAGATGGTAAAGAAATAGACAAAGAGCCTTATTCTAATAGGTTGAGAGAAGTTGTCCGAAAGTTAAATATCCCGGAAGAAACAATTCAGGACAAATACAAGAAAGAAAAAGAGCGTAATGATGAATTGATGGAAAGACTGGCTATGCTTGAAGCTAAAGTCAATAAGCCTGAACAGGAACCTGAAACAGAAAAAGTTAAAGAATCAACATTTGATAATTTAACAAAAGCTGAATTAAGCGAACATTACAAAGAGAAATTTGGTAAAAATCCTTTTCCGGGATGGAAGAAAGATGAATTAATTGAAAAATTAAAGTAATGCCTGTAATGATTGGTAGAGATAACGATGGATGTTACGCCCGTTGGGGAGAACAAGGTAAAAAATATTACTACGAATGTGGTAATTTAGAAGCACGTAAAAAAGCATCAGAGAGAGCAAAAGAACAAGGTAGAGCAATTAAAGCAAATGAATAAATTAAAAGATTAATTATGGAATTTCCAGAAGAAATAATCCAAGAGACAGGATTAAACGAAGAACAGTTAGGCAAAATATCTGAATATACAGATACTATTTTAGCCGAGAAAGAAAAAGAGTGGTCTGGCAAGGCCAATGAAAATGCTGAACGCATCATAGAAAGTGCGTCCAATGCTGCTAAACAAAAATTTGGGTTAAGTGGTGAAAATTTCGAAAGACAAAAAGGTGAAAAATATGCAGATTTCCTCACGAGAATAACTCCAGGTATAATAGATTCTGCATTGGGGAAGGAAAAATCTTTATTGAAAAATAAAGAAAAAGAACTTAACGACAAATTAAAAAATTCAGGACACAATGATACGTTGGTTGCTGAACTTGATGAGGTGAAGGGACAACTTGATAAACTAAAAGAAAAAGAAGCTCAATTTGCTGAATGGGAAGAAAACGATTACAAAGGAAAGTACGAAAGTATTTCTCAGGAACATGAGAACATGAAACGTGAGGTTGCTTTCAATAAAGTAAAACCGTCATTTCCTGAAAATGTAAATAAGTACGAGGCTGATTTTAAATGGAATCAGTTTCAAAAAGATGTTCAAGATAAATATAATATCAAAATAGTTGACGGCGAGGCTATTGCAATTGATAAGGAAAATGAATACAAACAAGTAAAACTTGCCGACTTAGTAAAAAAAGATGAAAATTTAACAGCCTTAACAAAAGGCACTCAATCGAAAGGGTTTGGTTCTAAGCCGAAAGGCGTAAAAATTGAAGGTGTACCATTTGATGTACCGGAAGAAGCAACATCCAAAGAAAGAACAGCATTGATAAAAGAATATCTTAGTTCTAAAGGATTATCTCCAACAGGTAGAGAGTACGCTAAACAATTTGCAGAACTTAACCAAAAGATTTTGTCGCAAAAGACTGCAAAATGATTTATATAAAAATTAATAAAAATGGCTTTTTTAGATTCAACAATTCTCAATGACTTTCAGGCCAGAGAGGCAACCAATGAAAAGCGGGAAGCTAATTATGGAATGCTAAATTTGGCGAAAGATTCAACAGCATCTGTTGATTACGTTCCACCGAGCGTGCAAGATATGCTGGCGACATCTTCTAATGCAAGGAATGCAAAAATTCCTGTATTAAAAGACCAGACCGTAACAGTAAACACCACTCCGGGGTTTGCTAATATCCCTGTAAATTTAGGGGAGACTGATTCTTACTACTTTACAGCTTATGATGTTTTTAGCGGATTTAGGTTTCATCCTGCTGCACACGCTGAAAATCAAGTTGATGCACAGTGGTATTTTGACCAGATAATGCGTAACGTACTTAAAGCATGTGCTGCAAGTACTGATAATATTGTGGAGACTGTTTTGGAAGCAAGAAAAACACAAGCTCTTGATTATACTACGCAAATTTCACAAGGAGATGGAACATTTACTTTTGATGCTGGAACTGATATTTTAACTATCAATAAAGCAGCACAGAAAGATACAATGTTCTTTAATTTAGGACAATTAATGATTGCAAACCAGTTACCGGGTGCATATCGTATTGTTACCTCACCTGCCGGGTTAGTTGTAAATAATGCAGAAAGCATGAAATATTCAACTAACAACACTAAGAATATAAGTTGGCAACAGCTTTATATGCCAGACGACAGGCGTTATATTTCAGACCAGATTGCTACTTCAGCAAACTTCAATGGCTTCTTCGTAAGGGATGGGGCAGTAGGGTTATATGAAAACTATCCGTGGGACTTCCGTAATGGGACAAGACTTGCAGGGAAAGAATGGTCAATTTCTGACGTTGAATTGCCTTACATGAAAATGCGCGCAAATGTGTATGTAAATAATGAGGCAACCGATGCAAGTGCTTTGGTAACTCCGGGGAATCGTACAGACCTTAAAATGACAAGTTTTGAGGAAATGGCGCTTTGGTTCAGGTTCTATGTAGTTTATCGTTATAATAGCGCAATTGCTACAAGACCACAGGATATTGTTAAAATAGTTGGTGCAACAACATAAAAAAGGAGGAATTTAGAATGAAAAAATATTTGAAAACACTTAGCAACGGTGAAGCAATCGAAGTTCCGGCTAATGATGGTGTAGGATTAGGAGTTGAGACAATTGATGGAGCAACTACTTTAACCGGAGCAGATTCAGGTAAGACGTTTGTTTTATCAGCGGTAGAAGGTGCTCAGGTAACTTTACCTTCACCAATAAGCGGATTTAAAGCAAAATTTGTTGTTGGTTCTGCATTCGCAACAACTGATTGGACTGTGGTTGCAGATGCAGATGTTATAGAAGGTGGCGCTATCGTGAATAGCGTATTCGTACCTGCTGTTAATGAGAACACGATTAGTTTTGTTGCATCCGCTGAAACAATCGGTGATTATGTAGAACTTGTTAGCGATGGAACAAGTTGGTTTGTAAATGGAGTTGGCGCAGGAGTAGGTTCAATAACTTTTACAGCACCAGCTTAATAACTGAATTATGATACTGACATTTGCAGAAGATTTTTCCAGTTCAGTAGTTTTGGATAGTGAGTTGAGAAGCACACCTGAATCAGGTCTTTATCTGAATCGGGGTGTGCTTCCTATTCTTACTGCGAATAACTTGTTGTCAATACTTCCAAATGAAAATTTAACGTTTTCAGCATGGGATGGGACAATAACTTATTCTAAATTTTCTGATAGCAAGTCTAAATCAGATGTAGTAAGCTATGAAAATAAGGTTTATCAGTCAATTTCGACTGATAATCTCAACAATCTACCTACTGATACTGATTATTGGATTGAAACGAATATAGAAAGTTTACGAATTAAGTCATGGTTATGGACCGTTCAGGATAATCTTCTTTCGCAATTGTCTCTTCATAAAAAGTTAATTGAAAATCAATTTATTTATGACGTTGGTGAAAATTTGATAACACTGCCAAATGATTATGCAGCATGGGTTTTTGAGCCAAAAGGTTCTGATTATGTAAAAATAAAGATTAATCAAATGTCTTTACAGGCCAATACAACTGTTCCGGTAACGGTATCAGTAGTAAATCAAGGCTTAGTAGTTGATATAATTACTTTAAATCCTAATAACGGACTATTAGAATTTGAAGATGTTAATTATACAATATCAGGAAAAGGGCGATTTTTCTTTGTATTTCCATCACAGGAAGTATATTCAGACAATGCGTTTAATGACCCACTTAGATATAATGGATTTGTTTGTTATCCGGCATCAGGGCAGGGGATTACACCTCAAGAAGCTAAATATACAGAAACTTCATACGGAAACGGATTGAATTTTAATGTATCTGCTTATCTTGATTCAAGTGATTATGTTACAAACAACCTTTTACATTTTGGTAGGGCTTTTCAGGCACAAGCTGAAATGGATTTTATTCAAATGTTGAGGTTTAATGCTAATGTAAGAACAAATCTTGAACAAAGGGAAATTGGGGTTGATAAAAGTTTTTTGGATTTTCAGGCTGCTGACCTTAGCACTAACACAGTTGCTAAGAAATATACGACTGAAATAAAAGAAGCGAAAAAATCAATAAATCGAACATTTGACAGGTTTTTAAAATCACCTAAACGTTTAACAGTTAAAAGGAGTTCAGTTTAATGGCTAAATATCTGAAAAATAATGCCGTTGGAGTTGACAAGGAAATAAATTCTTGTATTAATAAGATTGACAGGTTCTTGAATAATAATTATTCATGGGATGTTGATATTTATCATAAAGTTTATCGGGAAAGAACAAGTGATGGGGTTTATGCTCCTTATGTATTTGTTTCTAATAAAGATTACAAGGAAGTATTTCTTAACGATAAAACTAACGGAGAAATTGCATTTTACTTAAATAATACCAGGAACATGCCTGGAACTATTTCGGTAGATTGTGATGTTATTTTTTCAGTAAATCTTGATAAATTGGATAGTGGTTCCTTACAGCGCGAAGATGAGAAAGCAATGTTAATAGCATTAGCTTCCGTTGAAGAATGCGAAGAAGTTACAGCTATCAATACAGGATTAGAGAACGTGTTCTCAGATTTCAATACAGAAAGAATACAATTTAGGAATATGCAGCCATACCTTAACTTTAGTTTTAGTATTAATTTAAATTATAAAAATAATAGATGTTATGACTTGTAGTACAACTGGTTACACAGGACAGAACTTTTGCAATAAAAAAAGTAGATTCGGCAAACCAACCGGATTGATATTTGCAAGGAGTTCACATACGGAAACTTCTACTGACTTTTTATCTGAATCAACTTGGATTGATGAAGTTAAGGCTCAGAATGTGTTCCCGTTACACAATATGAAAAATTTTGAGGACAATTCAACAGAACCGCAGTATTATGAATATGCTGATGGTTCACGAAAGTTGATGGAGCAGGGTGATTATCGTTTTACCGCTTCTTTTGACCTCAATGAATGTACTAAAAAGCAAGTGGCAAATTTCAGGGGCTTTAATGAAGGAATTTACCTTGTTTATGGCGATGTTATTCGCGGTAGGACAATTGATGCAGGAGTTAATATTGTTCCAATTCGCATTAGTGAATTAAATGTTGCAAAGGCTTCATTTCCTGCAATGGATGGAACACCGGAAATGGTTGCTATCACCGTTGATTTAGCTGATTATAAAGATATTAATGATTATGATTACAGTCGTGAAATGGCTTGGGACGTAGCTGATGTTGATGGATTGACAGAAGTAACGCTTACAACAAGTGGAACTCCGACTGCTTCTGAAATAATTGTGGATGTTTCTGCTGAATGTGGTGGTAATTCAAAAGAAATTTCAGGGCTTGGAACAGCAATCACTGATTGGGTTGTTAGTGCTGGTACGATTTCAAGTGTTACTGAAAGTTCAACAGTCCGTGGACGTTATACAATAGCTGGAAGTCTGATGGCCGGAACAATAGATTTGGCTGCACCTGTTGACAGATCAGACGATGTTTTGGTTATTTCTTCGGGAGCAATTAGCACAGGAATTTAAAATTAGTGGGGATTTAATTTCCCCACTACTTTTATGGATAAAATAGATCAGCAAATAAAAAGGTTTGAAGGATTAGATATTTGGGATATTGTTAAAGAAGTGATAAATAGAGAAGAAAACGTTCTTATAAATTTAGTTAAAGAACAACTAACTGAGGGTGAGACAAAGACGGGTAAAACAAAAACTTATTCACCCAATAGTAAAAATTACGTTGAAATGAAATTAAATGAAGGACGAATAAAATCTTCTACACTTCCGTACATGAACCTTTATAACGAAGGCAATTTTTACGAACAATTAAGTGCTGTTATTAAAGAAAAAACAATTGAAATATTTTCTAATGATGGGAAGGCTAAAAAACTTGAAGATTTGTATGGAAATGAAATTTATATTCCAAATGAACAAAGAATGATTCAACTTAAGTTACATATTCTTCCTATTATCCAGAAACAAATAAGAGAACAACTTGGATATTAAATTTCATATAAAGCATTTAATCTGGATTGATGCCATAAATCAACACAGAGGACGTTTCAATTTGATTGGATTAATCCTTCGTTTAATCTATAAAAGACGATTGAGGCAATTATATGAAAGCATGGGGGAACAGGAAAGGAAGTATTACAAGGAGTTATTTAAAGAATTTTTAAGATAAAAGTTATGGGATGCAATTGTCATAATACAATAAGACAGGATTTTGAGCGAATAAAAAAACTTGCAATTTTAACAGCGATAACAAATGAAGAAGATATTCAAATTTATTCGTGGACTGAAAGAGGAATTGGGCGGCTTTATGACTTCGAACCGAAAGGATTCACAGAAAGAGGTAAAGGGCTCGTCAAAGTTATTAAGTTTCGAGACCATAAGCGCAAAAATATTTTACCAGATTCAAAAGACGTTAGCCGAGATAGTTCAAAGGCAAAAAAAACTAAAAGAGAATCAAAATCCACAAGAGGAAATTCAAATTCTGAACGAAGAGTGGCTAAAAGCAATGAATCTGTTAGGGGAAGCAAGCCCGGAGATTCTTCAAAAAAGGTGGCAGGAAATAATTGAAAGATATTATCGTGAAGTTGATGAAAGTGCTTTTGAATTATTTCTTAAAGATTTACGCAAAGATGTAAAATGGGATGCTGAACTTTTAATAATGTTATCAGCATTTGAATTGGTTAAATTAGGAGATGAAGAAGCCATTGACGTTCTTGCTAAGATGGGAATAAAAGGTGATTTAAAAAAAATTCACCAAAAGATTCAGGGGAAAATAACGAACCATGAATTAAAACAAAAAAAAGATGAGGAAATAAATCCTTCTGATTTTTTTACAATGTTAGCTAAAGTCAGGAAACAAGGTTACGAGGTTAAAAGTAATATTTTATTGCAGGAATGGATTGGAATACTTAAAGATATAAAAGAAACAAATGAGCGGAACAATTCAAAAGAATGATATAATTACACCAGAAGCATTAAAAGTGTTTCAGGAAATAGTCGCTGGGTTTAAGCAGGTAATGGACGCTGCGCAAAAAACAGGTAAAAATATTAAAGATTCCGGGTTAGAAGAAATGACGTTCCAGGAGAAAGAACTTGCAAAACAACATCAAGAATTAGGGAAGGTAACTGCTAAATTAGAATCATTTGAATCATCATATAATAAAGAAATAGTAAGGACAAAAGAGGAATTAAAGAAAAAACAAGCTGAACTAAGAGAAGAAATAACAGGGCAGAAAGCAGCGAAAAAAGCTCAGGATGAAGCAACTGCATCACAAAAAGAAGGTAATGCTATTCTTGTTAAACATATAAAAAACACAAAATCTTTTAATGCAATAGTTAAAAAAGGTCAACAAAGATTAAGAGAACAGACAAAAGAACAAAAGCGGTTAACTCGTGAACAAGAAAAAGCAACAAGAGCAGCACAGAGACAAACAAAGTCGGGAGGTGGATTGCGAAAAATGTTTGTCAATCTTACAAAATCAGCATTATCTTATGCTGCTGCAATGTTTGGAATTACTGAAATTATCCGTTTTTTTACCTCAACTCTTTTAAAATTAACAACTAAGTTAGATTCACTGGATTTTTCAATGAAAACTGTAATTGAGAGTTCATCTGAATTGGCGCAAACAAATATATTTTTATCTAAAACTGCGATTAATTACGGTCAGGACATACTTGTATTGACTGAAAGATATATAAAATTCAGAGCTGCAACTATGCAGGCAAATATGTCTGCACAAGAAACCCAACAAATATTTGATTCTGCCGCAAAAGCTGCTGCTGTTTTAGGACTTAAAACAGATGAAGTTAACGGCGTATTTCTTGCTTTGGAACAAATGATTTCTAAAGGAAAAGTAACAACAGAAGAATTACGTAGACAGTTAGGAGAACGTTTGCCTGGAGCTTTTGGTATTATGGCTGATGCAATTGGTGTAACCTTGCGAGAATTAGATAAAATGTTAAAGGCTGGAGAAGTATTATCTGCTGAGGCATTGCCTAAGTTTGCAGTTGCATTAGAAGAAGCGTACGGAATACAGGCTGTAACAAAAGTAAATACATTGGCCGCAGCGCAGGGTAGGCTTAAAACTTCATGGGTGTCTTTTGTTGATGAATTAGAAGCAAGTGAACCGTATATTAAAACAATAAATAGTTTAGCTAATGCAATTACACGATTAAAAGAATCGATGCGTTCAGAAGGAGATATAATAAAAACAAAAGAAGGCGAAATATTATCTAATGTATTAGATGGATATGAAAAACTCATAACAAAGGAAGAACGTAGAGAATTTATAATACAAAAAATTGGTGAATTACAACAAAAAAGATTAGATGCACAACAAGATGAACAATATTATCAAGAAAAATTAAATTCAACAAGTTCAAAAACAGCCAATATTATTGCAAGGATCGTTAGTGGAGGAACACTTTCTGCAAAAGAATATGATAAATTACAAGAAACACTAACTGGAATTGAAGGTACTACTTTAAGGTGGTCGAGATATTTAAATTTATCAAAGACGGAATCTAAAGCAATTTATAATGTAATAGAAACATTGCAAGAAAAATTTCAAAATGTTGCTGATACTTCTGTTAATATATTTGATTTTGATACATTTAAAAACAAACTAAATGAAGCAAAAAAAGAGTATGAAAAACTTTCATTAGTTCAAAATGATTTAATAAGAAAGCAAATGATTGAGTTTGCTGCGTTTTATGAT